TCATCGGATATAGTTTTTAATTCCGACGTCAATGTTACAATAATATCATTCAAATCATTAAACATGTTGGTATGTTCCAACTTTTCTTGTTTCATACGATTATATGAAGGCGTAAGTTGATTTATAACTTTTTCTGATTCTGATAATGTCGTAGCATAATCATTACGTTTATACTCTCTAATCAATGCCGATGTATCTCTTATGTCCTCTGCTGCTATTTGATATTGCTTTTCAAATACATCAATATCTAAAAATTGAGTTAATAATTCTTTTCGTTCTCTCTGTGATTTATCAATAAAACCCGTATTATTATTTTGTAATGACAATGCAGTTAATATGAAATCGTCATAAGATCCAATATATTTTTTAATAATTTTATTGGTACTATCTCGTTGATCGCCGTTTAATAAAATTTTATTACCAGCATTATCTAATGTCCAAAAATCAACAATTACTTTTACATGGCCATTAGATTGTTTTTTACCATTACGTTCTATATAATATTGTTTACCATCCAATTCAAAATTAAATTTACAATGAAACATAGATTTTTTATTATTTAAAACATGGGCAGCTTTTACTGTTCTAGAACATCTATCAAAACAACAAAATGCTAATGAGTCTAATAATGTTGATTTGCCACTTGCATTAGCAGCAAATACACCATTAACGCCATGTATATTTGTAAAATCTATTTTATTGTCTTCGCCATAACTAAACATGTTAGAAAATTCAAAATATTTAGGAATCCATGTAACATTACGTGTCAATTCTGAATCTGTTAATTTGGAATGTACTGTTCTATTAATATGACGTACACAATCTAACATACTTTCTGATAACGCTTTATTGTTTATTAAATATTCCGTTATCACATTATTTTGCCACTCTACATCCCTAACATTTCCAAAAGATATTTTTTGTCCTTGTACATTTTCATTTAATGTATGTACATTTTGAACACTAATTTCTTGTACTTTATATTTAGTACGTATATTTGATATTATTTTTTTTAGTTGACTCGATGATGTACTTTTAACTTTCAATCGTAATCTAGGACGTTTGGGTATTTTATTAGATGGATTTAATATTTTACCATTTTCTATTTCAAATGTATAATATCCATAAAGATTTTTTATTTCTACAAATTTAGAAGTTAATGAAGGAATGTCCCATTCTAGTATTCCATGTAATAATCCTTCTCCATGATTCTGTTGTATTAAACTGCCAGCATATGCTATCGTTTTTTCATCATTTAAAAATTGAGCTGGTTTATGAATATCACCTAATAATGTTAAATCATGTCCTTTAAATAAGTCTGCTGTCACATGGTCATTTGATATACGAAATCCTATATCTGTTACTGCAGAATTAACAGCCCCATGGTGTAATGCAATCTTAATATCTCCTTCAAAATCAGAAGCTTTTATATAATTTACGGGCTTTTCAAACACCGACATTACATTGAAGTGTATGTTCGAAATACAATATACATCATTGTCTTTGAGATAATGTAAGTCTGGGTGGTTTAAGGCTTTAACTATGGGAGACAAGGCATCTAAACGGTTAGAGTTATTTAGGTTACAATCGTGATTACCAGTGATCAATAATGTAGGTGCTAAATCTGCTAATTTTTTAAAAAAATCTGAAACTTGATATACTAATTCCGGGGACATATCTGTTTTTGCATGTACTATATCGCCAGCTAAATATATTATACTATTATCAGTTTTATTTTTTTTAATATATGTATATAACTGTTTAAATACATGTACATATTCTTTATGACGATTAACGTTACGTATATGTACGTCCGCTACATGAAATATTTTATCTATTTTATTTATTCCTATATCTATAGTGCGCATAAAATCTTTTCTTCAATTAATTTTTCTTGTGATAACTTATATGTATTATCTATCATTTCTTGTATCTTTTCAAATCCCATATCACTTGGGTCTGAATCAGGCAAATCTACTAAATGTACATCTATGCCATTTGCTATAAAATACTCACATGCCTCTAATGCTTGTTTCTTTGCATCATTATCTAAGCATATATAAATTGTTTTAACATTACGTTTTACTATACGCATTTTTAATGTATTAGATATCGTCTTACCAAATAATGGAATGGCATTTCTTTTTATTGCAATCGCATCAAATGCTCCTTCAACTAATATTATCGGCATGTTCCAATTTATATGTAGTTCGAATCCTATAATATCTTTTGAAACTCCTGGATTTTTATGTTTCCATACATCATCTTCATAATATGCACGTGATACAAAATAATTTAAATTTCCATTTGCATCAAAACTCGGAATAATTATTTTTCCAGAATATAATCCAGAATCAGCATATCCTATCCTATATTTTAAAATATCGTAAATATCTATATTTCGATTTCTCAAATAAAATATTGCGTTACGATATTCCGGAGAGCCTTTATCGAAATGCCACAACGGACGGAATTCTTTAGGCAATGTTAATACTTCAGTATTAGTTGTTGTTTTACTTGGTAGATGATCGACATCATTAGTTAATTGTATAAGTTTAGATATTTTTTGTCTATCTACATTTAATTTTTTTGCTAGAACTACAATCTTTCGTCCGCTAGCGTTACATACCCAACAGTGCCAATGTTGAGATGATACATTAACTTCCAATTTCTTTTTCTGATGGTTACAGAACGGACAATGAAATGCAATATTGTCATTTGAATTTACTTTGCCAGAACCTAAGATTGTTTCTAGTAACGTAATTATCGCAAATTTACTCATATATTATTATAATATTATAATATTAGCATTAACATTTAACATGTCAATGTTTTCTTTCAAAACTATATTTTTCAATAAAAATTTAATTAATATGAATATAATAAAAATTTTTCAAAGAATCAAGCCTTTAACCAACTTTTTGGAACATTTTTTTCTGCCCATACAATTCCATGTTTATCACACCAATCGCCATACGTTGTTTTTGAACCCTTACGTATTTTAGTTTTAGCAGACTGAAAAACTATTCGAATATCTAATTCAGGATGTTGTTGTTTTATTAATAGATGTTTTTTACGGTCTTCTATAACCCATCTTCCTTTTGTTTCTACTAAGATACCATTTGGTAATGTAAAATCAATAGTATATTTATGACTAGTCTCCGGTTTGATATAATTTATTACGGTATCCTCATAGCCAAATTTTATTTTTTGTTCTGTTAACTGATCTGAAACTTTATGTTCAAATCCAGATCTATAACCATGCTTAATTGCATTTGCTCGTATTTTAGATTTTGATCTCCATGACATATATAACCTTTATTTTATATAAATATTAGTAGTCCCAACGAACAACAAAATTCATATCAATATCACTTCGTTTTTGTACAGGCTCTGCTAATTTACCTACTGCTAATAATCTAGCTTTATCATCATATAATCCAATAGTTGTTATATACGGAAATGCAGATCCTGTTATAAACATTGTCTTTCTGAATTCGCCTGGTCCGTTATTTGATTCTGCATCCGTACATGTATTGTCATATCCTGTAGAAGGACGATATGTAGCAGATGGATTGACCGAAACATTACAAATACTTTTAGGAACTCGTACTAGTACTTCATTTTCGTATATAGTATGACTACCTTTATATTTTACTGTAAAATCATTAGCTATATCATTTGAACTACTTATAAAAATACTATCATATTTAGGTAATGGCGATGATACTACCAATTGACCATTTTTATAAAAAACATTCCCAGGGGTACTAGATTGATATAAAGATCCAGAAATAAAATTTTGATTTGATAATGATGTTATTTGAGTTTGTGTCGCTGCATAATCATACATTCTAACTTCAGCAATATTTCCTTGAAAGGAGTCTCCCAAATCACGGCCATGTGATCCTATAAATGTATATGCCGTGTTAGATGTATCTTTACGAGGAAGTGTGCCGGTTGTTCCACTTTTTACAGCATTAATATAAAAATTACATACTGATGAAGAATTGGTTACTAACACATGCATCCAATCATTTCTATATGCAGCACTAGCTGATATATGTACTTCGGAAGTAGCATCACTAGATTGAAAATGAACATGTTCATTGAATAAACTTATTTGATATGGGGTTTTAAATTCTTCAAAACTTTCAACGCCTGGAATTGGCATAACAATCGTTTTATCTCTATCTTTAATTAATCCATCTACTTTATCATAATATTGTTCTGCAAATACTTTGCCTTTCGATAATATAGATCCAGTTATTAATACATTTGTAGGTTTTATCCATAATGAGATCGTCCAATCATCACATTTTGCAAACGTATCAAACTTTTTATCACTATTCAATTGTATATAACTTTGTAAACTATTAGTAAAATAACCAGATAATCCAGAAGCTGAACCTGTTGTTGCATTATGAGTAACTATAACACCAGGTTCTAATCTTACGTTAGAAAATTTAGTTTCGCCATTAAATTTATTTAGTAGTCCATAGTTTAAAGGAAATCTACGATATAAACTATTAAATGACATATGAAATATAGAATTAGATTTTTTTGCAAATGAAGCACTAGCAATCCTAGGATCCTTTAAATTGCCATATCCGTCATCATATAAATTAATAGAATAATCTGGATAATCTCTATAATTTTTTATATTGCTATCAATATTAAGTGATTCATGTTTAATTTTCTCGCCTACGAAACCATATGGTATAGACATTGTAGATCCAGACATAAATAAAAACTTTTCTGTTTTATTTATATTTGTTAATTCTAATGTTTTATCTGGACTAAATGGGTATCGATAATATTTATGATCTAAACTATTCCATATAACATGTCGATTTGACTCGTCTTGAAAATTTATATCTTTATCGTATTGAGTAAATGTGTCACCAACTGTTTGAGGTATAGTTAAATGTGATGCCAATTGTAACACACATCCTTGATCAACGTGACTAGAATTTGTTATTGTATAATTTTTATATGCATAAAACGGCTTATGTTGTACGTCATTTTTACGTAACGGCCGGAATACTGTTGGTATAGTTGGCATATCATTTTATTCTTAAAAGTCTAATTTAACTTTAATAAGTGTTTCTTTTGTTTTATTTTTTAACAAAGGTTGACTTAATTTAGCTACTGCTAATAACTCTCTATTATTATTATATAATCCTATTGTTGTAATAAACGTTTGAGGATCATTAACAAATGTCGTATATCTTAATTCACCTAAAGATCCAGTAACAAATGAAGGGTTATTAGAATAATTATATTCAGCATTTTTTACTCGTACAAAATAGAAAGATGATTTTACTTGTTCCGACGATCTAGCTTGTAATCCATAAGTTCTGCCCGTCACCGGTGACATAGCGCCCGATCCAGATATTGATTTAAACATTCGCTCTAAATTCTTTCCATCGATTGAAGAAGAATTATTCGTTCCAAAATTTACTTGAGTATCTAATGCATCGGCATTTAAAACTGCTACTCCATACTCTGGATATAACAATCCATAATATACTGGCTCTGAAGCATTGAATATACTTGTTCCGGAATCTATAGATCCAGACACTAAATTATATACTTTACCACTTTCTCCTACTGTTCCTGCTTGTGTACTTGAATCATCTATAATTTCTCTAACATCAGTTGTATTAGCTAATCCCGCAACTGGTGCAGTATTACTTCTATTCATTCTAGCCAAATTTATTTCAATATTACCCGGATCAATCTTTTCTTTAAATCTAGCTCTATTAAAATTTAATACATATATACTATCAGTATTAACTCCATTAATTGTAAATTTTAAATCATTAGGAGGCAATAATATTTGAGCATATTGTTTATAAATTGCTCTAGATGGAGTATCATCATTTAAATTACCAGTTAAATCTTTTGACCCAGATCCATTAAAATTACCATATGCTATAGAAAATTGTTGATTACCGTTATTATCTATAACAGTTCTAAAATAACTTTCTTGTATAGAAGTTTGTCCAGATTGAGTAGCCATAGAAATTAAACTTCCAGTGTTACCACTAAATAATCCAGTTGTCACTGTACTTACATTGTTCGATAATATATCATTTGCTACATCAAATGTAGTATATACTCTACCAGTCGCAGCTGCTAATGCAGCGGCATCTCGTTCTGCAATTATCTGATCAGCTAACTGACGTGCCAATGCTTGCACTTGA